TGATCCTCGCGATCTACGATAAGGCGTCGGAGACCCGGCACTTCCCGGCGCTCTACGAGAGCCTCCTCAAGCAGGATCACAGGGATATCGTCCTCGTGACGTACGACGAGGTCGTCGACGAGACCGAGATAGGAGTGCTCCGGGCTATCCCCGGCGTCTCTATTATGCGGGCGAGCGTAGACCGGATGCGCGACCCCGAATTCGTCGATCTCCTTCAGAGGAAGGAGGTCCTCGATAGCCCGGCCTCATTGATGGCATGGGCTCGCGGCGTTCAACTCGTGCCGATGGGCCGACCCTTCGTCGCGCTCGACCTCTCGACGATCGCCCTTCGTCCACTCGACGAGATCATCCCGAAGATTCAGCCGCACGGGTACACGCTCGCGCTCTCGAAGGGTCTAACGTCGACGGGCCGCCCCCGCGTTTACCCGGACGTCCTCTACGGCGTCGCCGGGCCGCTCTCCGTGCGGACGATGAACTCGGTCTGGCGCGAGGCCCTGAAGATCCTCGGGCAGGGAGATCTCCCGGGGATAGAGCGGACGTACGGGTCCGCGCTCTCGGCGGCGTATCTCCTGGCGAAGAGCAAGGCCGACGAGGGCGGAGGCGCGGTCTTCGGGACGATTCCCGGAGGCTGGGTCGTCTCCGAGGACTCTCCTCTTCTCGGCTCCGCCGGGATCGTGCGCTTCACCGACGACTTAAGATGAAACGCCCGCTCCGGAGTGTCCTAATAGGGGATGTAGACATGTACCCCAGCGAATACTGTTTTGGAGTAGCGCAGGCACTTACGATGGCAGGGCACTGGCATACAACAGTCAACATTCGGCAGGATGTCGGGACGATCGTCAAGCGTGTCCGAGAGATGGATCCTGACATTGTTTGGGGCCACATGCTTCTCTGGGCCCCTGGGGGAGGCGCGGCGTCGAATAAGACCTACGATCTCCTCGACCTTTGCGAGACGTGGCGGTCGAAGCGAGGGACGCGGGTCCTTCTTCACGACGGAGATGCTAGAGATGATACTCGATTCCCAGTGGACATCTCTAAGGCCGTGGACCTCGCACTCTGTAACCATACCGCCAGTCGCTCGGCGTGGAAGATCCCGCAGCTTCACTGGCCGTACTTCGCCTTCTACCAGAGGGAGATCGCCGCGCCCGCTCCCGAGTATACCTGCGACCTCGCCTTCGCCGGGCGCTTGGATGGAGGTCCGCTCTATCAGGCGCGGACGGAGTTGGTCTACGGACTCCAGGAGAAACTCGGGGACCGGATGAAGGTCTTCCGTGGCGGGGACGAGCATACGCTCTTCCGGACGCCGGAGCTCGCGGCGAGCGCCGGGGCCGTCCTCGGCTTCGGGCGTCCGGAGCGGAACGGCTGGCTCGACGTCCGCGTCTTCCAGTATCCGGGGGCAGGGGGTATTCTCCTCCACGACGACGTCGGTGGCTTCCTGGAGCCCTTCGATCACTATATCCCATACCTCAGTGGTAAGCCAGAGTCCGTCCTAGAGGGCTTGGAGTGGCCTAAGAGAAAGGGCGGGATAGCGGGTCAGCTACTCCGGTACCGGGCGTTTCAACACGTCCAGGAGCATCACTCTGCGTCGGCTCGCGTCAGAGAGGCGCTCGAAGCCGTCGGACTTGTGCTATAAGGGAGCTATAAATCTATGGGGTCAAGCTACTCGTCTACGCGGCAAAGAGAGGAGCATGACGGGCCGAACCTTCAGGTCGGGAAGGGGAGCGGCGCGCTAACCTCCTGCTCCTGCTCCTGCGGGTGGCGCGCGCAGCGCTTCGGGCCGTGCCGGGTTCCGCTCGTCCGGGCGTGGCACGCGCACGTACTCGCGAGTCTAGTAGTAAATCCTACGGAGAAAGATGGAGTCATGAGATGAAGACCTACGACGTTCTCGACCTCATGTCGCCGGACGTCATCGTAGGGCAGCATAGCGTCTGGATACCAGGACTTCAGGTCAAGGTCCCGTTTCAGTGGGGCGGGAGGATTCAGAAGTACCGGCACCCGCACGAGACCGCCTACCCGCTCGACCTCCTCCGCGAGGAGGTCGGTCTCCTCTGCTGGCTCTCCGCCCGGAAGTACTCCCCTCCTATCGGGAGGTGGGTCTACTTCAAGACCGTTATTAGTGAACATCCTGGTGGATGGTGGGCTGATCCCATGGGAGCCTACGGCTACGAGATGGTCGACGCGACGGCCCTCCCGGAGGGGAAACTTCACGGAGACTCGGTGGGGAGTACCATACAGCTCGCCGTCGGCGCGTCGGTCTCCGCGTCTCCCGGGGCGTGGAACGACCTCAACAAGCCGGGGAACGTCGTGAACGGCTACCTCATCGACGTCCGGCGAAGTGGGTGGGACCGGCTACACTGGTACGGGGAGCGCCCCCTCCTCCCACTCTACGTGGAGGACTCGGCCGCCCTTCACGTCGACCTACGGAAAGAGGGGCAGTTCCCGTACGGGGAGCGGGAGCTTCCGTATCAGGAGTACTACCTCGGTGGGGAGTGGCATCGTGGCGAGCGTGACGTCATCTCGCGCGCGAAGATCCTGAACTTCGTTCCTGCTCCGACGACGTCCGTTCTCGATATAGGAACCTGCCTCGGGGGCTTCCTCCAGTTCGCCTCGCTCCTCGGTGCGCGGACGCTCGTAGGGCTCGACGTCGAGCCCTCCTATGTAGATCTGGCCCGGCGGCTTGCGCGTGCGAATAGGATGAATATCTGCTACTATCTTATGAACGCCGAGGATAGGCGTGAGGGCCTCCTCTCGTGGATGAGGACGCTCGCTCCGGGCGGGCTCGACGTGCTCCTGCTCCTCTCGATGCTCAAGCACTTCCGAGGCGGCGAGCCCTCGCTCTGGGAGATCGTCGAGGCTGTCAACGCACAGACGACATTTCTCGAAACAAACGCAGTAAAGGAGGGTCACCCTCATCCGCTTCTTCAAGAGGTACTCGCGCGGCACGGCACCGTCCTCGGCTGGTCTCGGGACCGCAATAGCAGGATATGCTACAGGGTAGACTCTAGGTCATGATCAGGCAGAAGGTCAAGAAGGTCGTAGGGGGCTCCAGAGGGGGGCCGAAGAGGAAGGGGAAGGGAGGAGTAGAAGTCTCGGCAGGCACGCCCACACAAGCCCTGGCGACGTCTCCTAGGCCCTCCGAGCCCGCCTTTCCGGGGACGTTCGAGATCGGAACGACGTTCGGCCTCCCGCTCTGGTCGAAGTGGCCCGCGGCGGTCCTCAAGCAGGAGTACCGGAAGGGCGCGTGGACGTTCGACCTCGGGTTTCGGCAGCGGGCGCGGCACGACGAGTCGAGGCTCTTCGACATCTCACCGCTCGTCCGGAGCGGCGTCTACGTGAAGGACCTGGTCCCCCTCGGGACGCCGATCTTCGGCGGCTACGATCCTGCCGGTGAGAAGCGGATCGGGAACGCGCTCGTGAGCGTCGCGGCGACGAACGGCGGGGCGCTCCGGGTCATCACGAACATCCGGCTCTGGAAGGGGCGCTACACCGAGACGGCGACGGAGATCGCCATGGCCGACGAGCTCTACCGCTACACGCTGCTCCTCGTCGAGAACGTGGCGCTTCAGGGGGCGATCATCGAGCTGATCCGCTTCCGCGCCCCGACGATCCCCATAGTCGGGTATCAGACGGGGATGCAGAAGTCCCATCCGGAGCTCGGACTTCCCGGGCTGGGGGAGGAGATCAAGGCCGGGCTCTGGGCCCTCTGCGTCGACGACGACTACGGGACCGGGAGCCCTCTGGCACTCCACGAGCCTGGCTGCGAGTGCCCCTATCACGTCTTCCTCGCGGACCTCAACGGCTACCCCTCGGAGTCGAGGACGTACGACGCCCTGATGGCGTGCTGGTTCGCGCGGCAGGGAATACGCGGCGACTTTGCCGGGAAGTTCATCCCCTCGGGCGCCGAGTTCTTTGACCCCTCCGAGCTCCTCGGCGAGATTCCCGTCGGCGAGTTCGGGGGGAGCTTTCTCTCATAACCAAGGAGATCGACGATATGGCCGCGAAGAACGTGAAGGGAAGGTCGGCGAGGGGGAAGGCGACGTCCGCGAGGCTCCGGGAGGCGGCGGCGGAGCAGACCCTGGCGGAGACGGAGTATGCGACGAGCCTCCTCCGGCAGCTGACGATGCACGAGCAGACGAGTCCGTTCCTCAACCCCGAGGACATGAACGAGAAGGGCTGGACGCCGGTTGGAGGAGTGGACGTGCAGGGGAAGCTCATCTCGGAGATCCGGGACCCGGCGATAGCCAGGAACCAGTCCTATCGGTTCTGGCGCCTCCACCCCCAAGGACGTGGAATCCTGAGGAACTTCGTCCGGTTTATCATAGGGCGGCAGTTCAAGATCGACTTCGACGACCAGCAGTACGGGAAGTGGAACGACGACCGAACGAAGATTCTCGTATCGGATAACGAGGACGACGTTCTCGTCACGAAACTCGCCTGGACCGAGTTCGAGCTCCGGAACCAGTTTACGAACAGGAGGAAGGAGATCATCCTCCGGACGTTCCGGGACGGAGAGGCGCTTATCCGGAGGTTCGTCGTCAACGGGCGCGTCCTCATTCGCTTCGTCGAGCCCGAGAAGATGGAGACTACGAAGACGGAGGGAGTGGTCCTCGAAAGCGACGTGGACCCGAATGACCCCATCATGCCCTTCTACATCGGGAAGGCGACGAAGATCGAGCTCGGGATCGAGTACGTCGCGACGGACCGTGAGACGGTCATCGCGTATCACTTCGGCGATGAGCGTGTCCCGGCGAAGGACGTCATTCATACGAAGGCGTTCGCGGACTCGAACGACCTCCGTGGCATCCCGCTCCTCGAGGTCGTCGCGAAGACGCTGACGAACTACGAGCAGTGGGAGCACTACAGGATCGTCCTCAACAAGATCCGGACGGCGGTCGCACTCGTCCGGAAGGTAGAGGGGACGGCGCAGCAGGCGCGGTCGATCATCGAGGGACGGACTCCGACGCGAGCGCCGATCTCGGGGAAGGTACCGCAGACCCCGGCGGGGATGCGCGAGGCGATGTTCAACGCCGGAACGATCCTCACGCCAGGTCCTGGCGTTACCTATGACTTTATGTCCCCGAAGCTCGACGCCCGGGACGCCGGGGAGGACGGTAGGCGCATCCTCCTCTCGGCGTCCGCCGGGGTCGGCCTCCCGGAGCAGCTCGTTACGGGGGACTATTCAAATAGTAACTACTCTTCGTCCGTCGAGGGCCGGACCCCCGCCGTCCGAGAGTGGGAAGATTGGCAGGACTTCTTCGATCCGGTCTTCAAGAAGATCGTCGAGTGGGTCATCGACGCCGCCGTCGAGTTCCTCGGCCTTCCGGAGACGACCCTCCGGACCTGCGAGCTGAACTGGCCGATCCTCATCTCTAAGGATGCCGCGAAGGAAACGGCGAGGAATATGAATCTCCGGAACGGTGGGATTCTCTCCCTCGAGACCTGGGCCTCCCGCGAGGAACTCGTCTACGACGACGAGCTCGAGAAGATGCGGAACGAGGCCGAAGATATGCTTATGAGCCCGGAGTTCGCTGCGGTCGCGGATCAGGTCCGGCTCAGCTTCATTACGCAGGCTCCGGGAAGTAAGGGTGTTACCGGAGGTGGGAAGCCCGGAACTCCTCCGACTCCAATCCTTCCGAACGAGGTAACGGGGGCGGCCGCCGCCCACCCCGGGCCTACGATAGAGGCGAAGAATATCGTCCTCAAGTCTCTCAAGGACCTCAACGAGAGCCTCGATGAAGTCGAGGACGAGGACGTCCGGGCGGCGCTCCGACAGTACATCTTCGGGATCGCGAGGGCGATAAAGGTGTAATGAGCGACCTCAACACTCGGATTCACCGACTCCTCCTCCGGCGCGCCGTCGAGCGGACGCGCTACGAGAACGGGACGCTCAAGCGCCTCGCCGTCTCCTGGCGCGAGGTCGAGGCCGCGCTCCTCTACTTCGTCGAGGGGAATACGCTCTTCGGCGGGGCTCGTGCGGGATTCGGCTTCTCCGTGAATCGAGAGGGACTCGCGGCGCTCCTCGGTGAGATGGCGGGAGTCGTTGGAAGTGGACTCTCCGTGCAACTCGAAATACTTCGTAGTGATCTTCTAGACCTCGCCGATCTTGAACTCCTCGAACTCCCGAACGTACTCTCCGCCGAGATTGCCGTCGCCGGAGCGAGCGCGTCGGGCGCTGCTATTCCGGGTACCGAGATCTTCCGCTCGTTTCCCGGAGGAGAGGTCTCGGATCTCCTAATTAGCCCTCTCGGTGGGGCGCGGTTCGCACAGTCGCTCGTGGACCTCTCGACCTTGGTGGTGACGCGACTCCGGAACGCGCTCGTCAACGCGCTCTCGCAGGGGATGAGCGCCGCGCAGGCCGGGCGGGCGGTACGTGGCGTGATCCGGGCGAGCTGGATGCAGGCCGACGTCATCGTCCGGAGCGAGTTCGTCCGGGTCGCGAACCAGGCGTCGCTCACGCTCTTCGATCAGAATCAGAACCTCTTGAGTGGTGTCCAGTGGTCCGGCACTATAGACAGAAGGCGGAAAACTTGCATCCAGTGTGGCGTCCTCGACGGACGTGTCTGGAAGAAGTCGAGCGAGGCGCTCGTCCCCGTCGTCAATACGCATCCACTTTGCGCGTGTATATTGATCCCAGTAGTCCGCGGCGCTCCGCCGTCTAAGACTATCTCCTACAGGGAGTGGTTCCGGGAGCAGGACGCGGCGATGCAGCGGGAGATCCTCGGCCCGACACGCTACAAACTCTACAAGAGCGGGGGGTATAAGCTCCCGGACTTCGCGACGGCGCGAGGCGTTCGCTCGCTTAGTTCGGTACTCAAGAAAGTACGTGCCGCGTGAAGCGGAAGCGTCCGCAGGTTAAGACGGTGACGCCGCCGATCGTCGCGAGGTGGCTCGAGGTCCAGCACCTCACGGTACTCCGGTGGATTCGGAGCCGTCAGCTCCCGGCGCTCGACATCGGGACGGGGGATAAGATCCACCGATACGTGATCTTCCGGAAGGACCTTGCCGGATTTCTCCTTCGCCGTGGAATGACAGAGGATCGCATCCGTGATATGCTTGGCTGAAGTCTGCGACGATTTTCCAGATATAACCTAACGTAGTCTGATACATCCTACCCCTGGTCAAGCCCCGAATCCCTCTCCCTGTCCAGCCCCCGTCCCTTACAGTAGCAAGCGAGAGGGGGGCTCTACCTGATATGACGAAAAAGACTAGTAGTGAGGAAGTTGTAATAGAGGACAGACAGGAAGAGGTTATCCCGAAGAAGGTGGAAGTGACGCATCAACAGGAGGGGCTCGACCTCATCGAGTCCTGGCCGAGTGGGATCATCAAGCACGCGAGTATCAATCGAGCGGGGTCGGTCATAGAGGGGACGACGCTGATTACGGGAACGTCGCAGAACGGGAAGAATGGGAAGCGCCGGTATCCCGAGTTCGTCCTCCGGAAGATCGCAGCGATGGCCGAGGGACTCCCGGCGTACCTGAACCATACGACGCCGGAGTTGGCGTTCAAGACACGTCCGGTACAGGACCTCGTCGGACGGCACCGGAACGTACGGTACGACGCCGCGACCGAATCCGTGAAGTCTGACCTGCACGTGGCACCGCATCAAGCGGCGCTCGTTTTTAGTCTCGCCGAGAAGTTCGGGGATCATATCGGGAATAGCCTCGTCTCGAAGGGGCAGATCTCGATGGAGGGAGACACGGAGGTCGTGCAGGATGTCTTTACACTCCGCTCCGCCGATCTAGTCTCGGACCCGGCGAGCACGAAGGGCCTCTTCGAGTCGAAGGAGGACGGAGAGCCGGTCGACGTCTTCTCGACGCTGATCGAGGAACTCCGGAAGTCCATTACCCAACCACCTGAGCAAGGAGGAGAACCCGTGGATCTAGTTGCGATGATCGCGTACCTGAAGGAGAAGCCCGCAGATCAGAAGCTCCTGGCCGAGCACTTCGGCTTCGTGACGAAGGACGAGGCCGCGAAGCTCGTCGAGCCCGCCGCGAAGCTCACCGAGTCGGTCGGCGTGCTGACCAAGGAGCGCGATGGGCTGAAGCTCGAGGTCGCCGAGAAGGCGAAGCTCATCGAAGGGAAGGACGTCGAGCTGAAGGCGTCGAAGGTAAAGATCGACGAGTACGTGGCGAAGGACGCGGTCGCGGCGAAGAAGGTCAAGCTCGAAGAGGCGATCGTCGCGCACGATCTCGGGAAGAAGTTCGGAAAGGTCGAGGGCGTAATCAGCGAGACGTTCCGGGGGATGCTCATGGAGTCCGCCGAGGACGTCTGGGCGAAGATCCTCGACGACCGCCTCTCGAGCGTGACGAAGGTCTCCGGCGTGAAGCTCCCGCTCTCGGAGGGGAAGGTGCCGGTCGAGAACGGGAACGGCGCGATCCCGGCCGGAATCCACGAGAGGCTCGCGGCGGCGTTCTAGGCGCCCCGTCATATATACATACGACCTTGACGAAACTGGATTGCTCTTACCAGCGGCGAGTAGCGGGACGGTCTTCCCGTGAAACCGGCTGAGTGAAAGGATAGAAGAAATGACCAGTGCGTACCGCGGTTCGTGGGGCGAGAAGAATCCGAAGGAGTTCGCCGTCGACTCGACGCTGGCCGTCGAGATCGGCGATCTGATGTACTGGGATAAGGTCAATCGGGTCGCCAGGTCTGCCGGTGGGACCGCGGCGTGGACCGGGAGCACGGAGGGGTCGCAGGCTATGGTGGCGGAGAACTTCATCGGCTTCGCCCGCTCGGCCTTCGCCGTCGGGGATA